CTTACGCTCTGAAGGCTTGCCAGCTTCTGCATTACCAGCAATACGCTGCTCAACCCTGATACTCTCTTCCCTATCAAGATTCTCTTTCATAATAGCATTAGCTTTTTCAATACGCTCAGCAGCCTCGTTAGCAGCACTAATCATAGTCCTAGTCTTCTTACTCACATTCAATTCTTCCTCGGAAGAACCCTCATCCTGTTTATCATTCGTCATTCTATTATCACCCCAATAAACCAAAATTCAAACTACTCGGTCTATTATTATCATCAATTTCTTGTTTTCTCTTATGATACTCAAGCCAGAAATCAGCAATAACTTGCCTATCCTCAGCTTCCCTTTCTCTCTCCAGCTCTCCTTCCCGTCGCCAAAGTTTAGCAGCTTCCTCGTCTCCATCTGCTTCTGCCTGACGCTCATTGTCATTAAATATTTTCTGTTTAGCTAAACGATTTTCAACGATACGATCTTCAGACTCCTCACGTTCCTGACGTCCTTGTCTGAAAACATCCTCGTCGGTAGTTCCTTCCTCAATCTGCTTGGCTTTATCTTCAGCTATCTTTTTGTAAACATTCGTAGCAAACTGATTAGCCTTAGCCTGTATTCCAGCAGTATTAAACGTGTTAAGCCACGGCATGTCCTGAGCAAACTTATCCCACCCTTGAGGATTATAAATTTCCTGTTCTAACTGATCAAGAGCATCAACCAAATCCTGTCTGCCCGCCTCAATAGCAGCATGACGTGCCATGCCAATAGCTTGAGCACCTTCATTAATTTGAAATCTACTAAACCCAAAAGTCGTTATACCATCCTTAATAAGAAAAGCAGCAGCTACAGTAAATCCTGCAAGCCCCAAACTCTTACCTAATAATCTAGCATTCTTAGGATTATTAGCAAGCTTAACAGTTTGTCCCGGTAATCCAATCTGTTTAGTTCCTTTAGATTTCGGAAACGCCGTCGCTAACTTCTTTCCTGCTTGACGTTTTGCTACCGAAGCGGCAGACTTAGCGATACCATAACGGATGAGTCCCGCACCACTTCCATAAGTAAGCACAGTAGTAATAGGATTATTAACAGCATTCTCCAATCCATCCCGTATGATCCTGTTCTGGATGTCAGCAGTAACTGGCTCATTTTTAATGATTGCAGCAAAGACAGCACCGATATTCTCAAATCTAGACTTCTGATCATCAATAAAAGTTCCAAAAACTCCACGTTCTTCCACCTCCTCTCGTTCCGAAGCAACTATCTTTAAATTAGAAGGCGCTGGTTGTGCCTGTTCTGAACTTCCTTTATCCGCTAGAACTCCCGAAGGTGCAATAGGTTTTCCTCTAGCAACAGCATCCTGTTTTCGTAATAACTCATTCTGTCTACGTTGTTTATCTAAACGATCAGCAGTAGTCTGTTTAGTAGTATCCTTACCTTGTTCTCCACCACCTACCTTACGGTCAGCAACACTCTTACCACTACGGCGATCAGCTTCCCGCTGCTTATTAGCAGCATTCTGAGCATCCTTCTTCTTACGAAGAATCTGCGTTTCTTGTTCAGTTCTTGGCATGAAGCAACTCCATCTTAACAGCAAGATTATTGATAGCTTTAGTATTATCCTTAATAGTAGTCTGAGTCAAACGGTACATCAACAAAAACGCTACGATAGGAAAGCCAACATTCGAAATCAATTGAATAATAAGTTCTTCCATTATTGCTTCCCCTCCAACTCACTAGTCGTGTCATTAGGCTGGGCAGCAGACTCTTGAGCCTCTTCCTCAAGCTCCATACCCGGCGTGTCACTCACAAGTTCATTCTGTAAACTTGCTGGGAAAGTTAGTTTTATCTCAAGATTAAGCTGATTCAAAACCTGCTCCTCAATATAAAGTTGCTCAGCCTTAACACTCTGCTCATAACTCAAGTATACTATCTTACCACTAGCATCCGTGAACTCCTTAGCATTACCCATGATAATCTGAGGGACGTTGACGACCTGAAAGAAATAGTCATTTAACTGACTAATCCACGTCAGGGGGTTCAAACTAGAATTGGTGGCAGTTGAAATCAGTTCAGGTACGACAACGCCCTTTGGAACATACATATTCTCGCCCTTTCCACGAGCAGCATCCATCTTACTCTTAAAAACAGCAATCTCACTAGTATCATCAGTATCCAAATGATAAACCCACATAGGATCAACATTACGATGAAGCACCCGCTTCCAATCAGTCATAGCCTCATTACGCATAAGAATGATCTCCTTCACCGCAGGAATCACACTAGTACCATGAATCTCATCAGCAATACGCTCACGAGATAAGTGAAAGATTTGTTCAGGCTGAAAAACTAACGGCTTCTTATCTTTAGTACGAGACACCTGCTCATACCGAATAAACATTCCTTTACTATTCTGAACACTCTTGATAGTATCAGGCGATATAGGCTTAAGATTAATCAAGTTCCCATCCTTATCAGTAATGATCTCAGCATACGAATCTCCCGTCAGCGTTTTAACCTTAATCTGATTCTTCAAAATACTATTAAACGAATCTTTACCATTACCCCTCATAGTGCCTAAAAGCATCTCTGTTGCCGGATCAGCCTCAAACCCAGCACCAATAGTCCAATTAGCCTTCGTATCAATAGCACTCTTCAACTCAGGAACCTTCTTATAAAAACCAAGATTCTCATTCCAATCCTCATCCTGCCAAGTAGTCTCACCATCACCCAACGCACCGTCAGTTTCCTCAAAAGGAATACTAAAATCCTGCACCGCATTAGTCAAATCAGTAGCAATACTACTACCAATATCAGTATCAGGCACCGTCATTCACCTTCACATTATCATACATTTGCCTTTTCACCATCTCAGTATTAGCACGCTCATCAAGAACATTAATCCTCTGAGCAACAATAGCCAACAAACTAGCATCATCACCCACCAGATCCAAATCAATATTAAACCCAATAAAAGGATGCACATCAGTATAAACAATAACACTACCATCCCTATATTTAGTTCTTACGATTTTCATATTTCATACCCAATAATACTACCACGAGCAAAACAAGACGCCTTATTACTAGTGATCTCAATAGCAGTACCACTAGCAACAATAATAGGAACACTCAAATTAAAAGTTTGATACTCATGAGCACCATCAAGCTTCCCAGGATTAGCACTTACTATAGTAGCATTAGCAAATTCTATACTAACAGTCGGCAAAGCAATAGCAGCATTATTCTGAGCACCCAAGAAAATACCAAAAACATAAAAAGTCTTACCAGTAGTCACAGTATGAATAACAGTATCCGTATTCTCAGCAGTACCAAAAGCCCTTATTTCAGAACCATTCTCAACAAGCCACTTCCAATCACTAATAGGATTACCACTACCACTATCCTTATCAAACCCTTTAAACAAACTACCGCTGTTTTCTAAAACCATTGTTTCAAATCAAAAATTAATCCAGAACTAGGAATCTTCCCCTCGTTCTTCGAACCAAACGGAACCGCAAGCCCCAGATGCAACTCCTCGTCGCTGATCGACAATCCACCGTGAATAACGTCTCCCAGCAACCTCCCGAATTTCCCCACTCGATTCTTTGGATTCATTTTTATTTGTACTTTCTGACCTTCGATCTTTTCCTTGAGCCATTCTCTAGCCTCCTCTCCACCCTCATTAAGCTCGAACGAATCAATTCTGAGTAATCGTAAAGGAAATAAAAAATCTCTCCCAACAGTTTGAAGAGTAACCGTATCACCATCATGCACTTTAACAACAACAGCCTCGAAATCCTCAACGTACTGGACGTGAGGACTACTAAACCCAAAATCCTCAATTTGCTTGTTAGTAAGCTCAGGAAACTTCTCATAATCATGTTCAAACACCATCCTCAAGCTTTATCAATAAACTCCTTAGCCTTCTTATCACGCAAAAGACTAACAGCACGCAAGTACCCATCCCGAAGAATATTAATCTTATCCTCAGCATCAATCCGGGACGGAAAGCCAGTAAAATCATAATTAATAACGTAAATAGCAGCCAAGTTAGAAGCCGCTTGTTTAAGAATACCCTTTACATCAGTATTCAAGCCAGAATAAGCATCACTCCAATTAAAACGAGTAACCGTATTAATCTCACTCTCCGCCTGACTAATAAAATCATTAACGTAAGCCTCAGCAACAGAAGTAGCACTAGCACCAGCGCCAGCCTTCCTCGCCACCTCCGCGGTAGTTGCAAAAATTCCAGTATCAACCATAATCATGAAACCCGGGCCCTTTCGGAAAGCCCGGGAGAGGTAACATTCGGGACTTAATCAAACGTTAAACAAAACAAACACAAACAAGTTATATAAATATTACGATTAATACACGAACAACTTAAGACCTCTCTCCTTAACACACCAACAAGCCCTCACAAGAGCCTCAGCCAAATGACTGTACCGACCATAAATCTTCAAGTTACGATCTTGCGTGTACTCAAAAGTCATACTCTTCAAACTCCTCAAAAGCTTAAGATTATTAATGATCTCAACCTGAGCAGGCTCACGCTCCATCATAACCAACAAATTCGAATACAAATCCTCCTTAAACAACTTATTCCGCTGCTGCGTAACCTTATCACTATCATAACTTACCGTCTTAGAAGCATTCTCCAAACCAACAACCCGACGCTTCCCAAGCCTCTCCTGAATTATATCGTACAAACCTCCACCGACTCCAGATGAATCAATGAAGATCTTCCTAAAATTGAATTTTGTATCCAAAGCCAAGATTCTATCTCTAGTATCCATAAGCCCTCTTCTTTCAGTAGTACCGACATAGATAATTCTAACAATATCTTTGTTTCTTCCTTCAGAACTTCTGATTTCTGCGATAATAAAAGCATTCTCATCACCTCCATAACGAGCAACATCCACGCCCAAGTAATACTGTCTATTACTATGTATTATTTTGTCCCACTCCATAAACGTCATACGCTTCTTAATCAAAGCAGTAGGAAACAACTGATTAAACTCATCAACAAACTCACCAAGGTACTCCTGAGCATACTCCACACGGCTCAATTTTGTACGTTCCTTTTTCAAAAAATCCCTAGGAATCCTAGGACAATCCTCACTCGAAACATGAATTTGGAGAAAGTCCGGGTCATGACAACAATCATAAAAATAACCACCCTTCCCAAAAGGCGTACTCAAATACATCTCCCAACCCAAACCACGAAGCTTCTTAGAGACAGCAATCATAGGCTTTATCGCCACATAAACTGGCTCAGGAATATATGCCGCCTCGTCCCCAATAAGAAAATCGATAGTGAAACACCGTAAATACACTCCTGTCTTCCCTGCAGGCAAACAATTGACACGACTTCCATTGCATAAATCAACCTTGGTTCTCGTTGGAGTTTCAGGAAAAAGTCCATGCTTACGATAGAACTGGTTAATAAGATCCTTCCGTCCTCTAACTTTTTCCCACTCTTTTTTGTTATTTTTTTTAGCATCATTAACCATCAACTCATCCATCTGATTAAAAATAAACATCATCTTCTCATAAATATGACTAGACTGCCGCTGAGAAGCAGCAATAACCAAACTCTCCGTACCAGGAAACTCAATCGCGCATTTTGTACCCTTCCTAGACACAACCTTAGACTTACCAACCTGCCTACCAGTCCGCAACACAAAATTACCCTTATGAGCCATCACACGATCCTGCCAAGGATCGAGTTGGAGACTCTCCAACTCACAAGCCTTTTCCCAATACGGAAACAAATCAACACAATCTAATTTTTTCATAAGCCCTCATCAACAAATAATTCTATTGGGGGGCTCACCCCGTCAGCCCCCCCAATAAATTATCACATCAAAGGGAGCAAGCGAACCCACACAAACACAACAGCAAAACAATTCTTCAAAGGAACTTGCGAAGAAACCAAAGAAACAATTCATTGGTGATGCTCTGATTATCTGATTCCCTTTCGCATCCTCTGAAAACTTCTGAAAATAATAAAGGTCAATACAATATTTTTTCTACTGACCAGGATCACCACACCACCCAACCACTCCAGACTCGCTATACTATACGTAAACACAACACGTAGCGCCCGAAGGGCGCTACCATGCAGCGAGCCGAAGGCGAGCGTATCAACGCCCCGCTGGGCGACGTTAGCCAACCACCCGCAGGTGGGTGGCGGGACAGTTAAAGATCAAAGCAAGTAGCTTGCTAGCTTGCCTACTTTGCGCGCGATGTTAAGGAGTGTTAGACGGTCACTCCTTAACTTGAGTATTTATCCAGCATAGTTCTTTGTGGATTTGGTACTACAGGATGTCCTCATCCTGTATCAAACCACACGGTACACATGCTGTTGACTAAATACGAAAGACTGATGCTATGGTGGATATTTGACGTGTGTGTCTCTCTAAATGATTTCATTAGTATCTTTGTAGTGCCATCTGGTTGATCTTTTGAGTAGTCCTTTATCAAGTAGTAGTTTGATGTATCTCTTTTCTGTTCGGTCATCTGTTCCTGCTTCCATGTGTATTGAGTCGTATACGTCTTTGAGTTTGTAGTTAGGTTGTGTTGGTGTTTCTCTTAGTCGCCAGAGTATGCGTTTGAGTGTTTCAATCGTCATTTGTTTTTCCTTTCGTATAGGCTGAGTGTGGCTATGAGTTTTATGTTTAGTTCACTTACTTGTCTAAAGTAGTCTATTAGTTCATCTATTTCGTCTTTTGTTGTTAGTGTCATTTTCCTTCTAGTGCTTTTATTAGGTTGTCTATGCTTGTGGTGTGTAGGGTGATTTGTTTGTTTGTGATGATTTCGTCCATGTAGAACTTATCATGTGTTAGGCTGTATCTTCCTGTTATTATGTTATTGTCATGATCTCTTCCTGTTATGTAGAAGAGCGTTCCATCTGGCTTGACTGCTAGGTCGTATTTGTCTTTGGTTGCTTGACCGTTGTATATCTTCGGTTGCTTGTATGATCGTCCGGTCATAGTGTTGTTTGTTGTAGGTATTCTTTATGTCTTGTGTTGCAGTTTGGGCATGGCTGGTTTAGTTTTTTGCCTAGTACTATCATGTTGCATCTGGGGCAGGTGTATTGGCTAGGGTGGGGTTGTTCCATTGTATTCTTCCTCTTCTAGTTTTCTTATTATCATTACTTGTTGTACCCATAGTAGGTATTGTTGTGCTATGTACTCGCTTTCTACTAGTGGTAAGTTTTTGTATGCGAAGTACTTGACTAGTTCTTTTCCTTCGTACCTTGCTTTTTCTTCATCTATCATTTTGCGGGTCTTAGTGTGTCATTAATTATATTAGAGTAGGTTTTTCCGTCATTCTTGTTCAGTTTCTTCACTACTGAGAACTTGCATTCTTGTCCTGTTAGTGATTCTTCTAGGTCTACTTCAGTGTCTGGTTCTAGTCTGGTTCCAAATCTTTCCAGTACTATCCCTAGTTTGCTGGTGGGGCTTATGTAGTCACTGAAGCTTGTTTTGATCTTGCATTCCTTGACTTGTATGAACACGTCAATGTAGTTGAAGCCTTGTACTGTTTCTCTTTCTTGTACTTCCGTGATTAATCCAGTGTGTTCTCCTTCTTCTAGAATATTGCTTGTTTGTACTTGTCGTTTCATTTTGATTGTCCTCTTGTTGTTTATTTTTAGTAATATTGTTTCTTCCATCTTGTTTATCTTGTTTTGGTTATTATTCCTTCTACTACACTTACTTGTTTGATTGTTGTCATGTCTTGTATGATTTCGTGTATGAATCTTTTGGTCATACCTGTCTCTAGTTTTAGTCCTGCTACTAACATCTCTAAGTGTACCCCTGTCTGTGTCTCTAATATTTTAAGAATTGCTTGCCTTATTTGTTTCTTAGCCCTTATAGCATAAACCATTTAGTCTCACCTTATTAACTCCACTCAAACAACCACCAATTATTAACTGGTTCTCTATCTTGTTCAATGGTTATTGTTATTTGTTTCTTATCCCTTATTGCATAAACCATAATATCACCCATAATCCAATTATATTTAAAACTAAAAACCAATTCATGAAATCATTAAGTTTTTCGTTTACCATAAGTATACAGACAGGGAGACATGTATATAAACCTTTAGCTTAAACATTATATAACTAATTTCAAAACCTTATAAATTATATAAAATATAAGGACAACCATTATATACTAGTAAAAACACATATATTAGTAAGTACTAGATAGCACGCTATATATATTCTACAAAAAGACAGAGAGATAAGACAAAGTCTTGTTTTCTAAACTACTAAAAAAAATAGAGAGAGGTTAGTCTTTTTTACTTAATTCCTTCTTAATTTCTAAAATAACTTCTAAATCCTTACCAGAGAATTGACTACCATTAATGATCTGTAACAGTACATTCTTCTGTTCACTTGAGAGCATCCGCCACCTTAACACGCTCAACCTTCAAGTGAGCCAAGCGATCTTCCATCTCAGCAATAGTAACATCCAAGATATCCAAATCAACCTCCTCAACATTAGTAATATACTCACTAACAGTCACAACATTCCCTTCTTTCTTCACATAAGTTTTAACCATTGTTTACCTCTTTAGCTTGGATCAGCATAATGAGCAATCCATCTTGACACTCCATTAATTTCAACTTGAATATGACCAGTAATAGCACCAGACGTGGTAAGGCTAGATAATGCACTTGTTGCATCAGCATCCTCAGTAGCAACAAAATTAATCATACCAATATCCTGAGTAGTCAAACTAATAACAAAAGGGTCACCAGAAGCACCATTATGATCAATATTTACAGTAACACCAGTACCATCATTCACAAACTGAGCAACACGACCAGTACTCGAAGCATGATCAGAACGAACAAACAGGATACCAGTATTAGAACTGTAAGTAGCATTATTAACATCTAACAAAAAGCCAGTTCCAGTTGTAAAACTAGTGCTGTGAGCATACATCATATTACCGGTAGTAGTAGCATCAGCAGCAATCTCAAAAGCCGTAACTGAAGTACTTTCAGTATCAATTAACAAAGCTTGACCATTGCCATTCTGATCAATAAGTATGCCACTACCAGTACCAGAATTTTGAGAACGAATAACAGGAACCGTACTACTAGAGTTAGACATGTCAGCATACAACATTCCATCACCACTATTCAAAACTCCACTAGCCCTAAACAAGAAAGTTTTATGTCCAGCACCACCAGTACCAGTATAAGTATGGAAAACATTACCATCAGTAGTATTGGTAGAACTTATCGAACGACCACCAACACCATCATGATCAATATCGATCCCAGAACCAGCACCATTCTGATCAACTTTTAAACCTGCACCAGTACCATCATTCTGAATACCAATACCAACACCTGTAGCAGAAGCATGATCTATATAAGCCCTAATTAACCCAGTAGTAGAACTAAAAGCTGAACCTGTACTATAAGTAAATATAGCGTTACCACTAGTCAAAGATGGAGCAATTATTTGAAGTCCTTTACCAATAGTTTCGACAGTAGCAACATCAATACAAACACTAGACGTAGCTTCACTATCAATAACCAAAGCATTTTCACTACTATTCTGGTCAATAGTAAAAGCAGTAGATGCAGTAGAGTTCTCCAAAGTAATAGGAGCAGTCAAACTAGAATGAGTATCATCCACGTACTTCTTATTCACCAAATCAGTATCATTAGACGGAGTCGTATTAACCCTACCTTTAGAGTGATCACCACTCTGATTGGGTAAGTACATGTCTTGAGCAATAGGAATCCTAGCTTCAGGCTTCTTTCTAGTCAAAGAGTTAATTAAACGTTTTTCTTTAGATGCCATTATTATAATCCAATCCTATCTTTCCAAGCAACAACACTACCACGCTCAGCCACCAGGTTCTTAACACGACCTTCCTGCCGCTGAGTACCAGCCGTCAGTCCCTCTTCTACAGGATAGCGTGTCATTATCTCCTTCTGACCCTTACCCACGGCAGAGCCCACTGTTATAGTACTTGGCATGAATAGTAAAAGCTAAAGAATGAGAATTAAGAACGTTTAACAGCCGCTTTAGATTGTACTTGACCGCCCTTAGCAGCAATCCTTTTCTTCATTTCTTCAGCGTTAGCACTGTCACCAATACTGGTGTAATGTTCAAACCATCGTTTACAATTTGCGAGTGTCATATTTATGTTATAGTATCCGTAGTCAAATGAACTGACTTAGGATCAGTTAGTAAGCATACTCCTTCTTCCCAAGCACGAATCTTCTTACCAATACCCGGATCATCAATAACCACGCTAGTCATAGGCATGAAACTCTTCCAAGTAGCGGATCGTCCTGCAATGAATGTAACAACTGAATCGGTAACTGCCGTAGTCGTAACGACTACTTGCAGCCCTAGTAATTCCATAACCACTCCTGACCTTACTTTTTCGCTAGAGAAGCCTGGAATCGAACTTCCTTTCACGTCAATAAGATAATTTAAGAGATGCTGGTGCTCGATAGGATTCATAGCAACCACTGCTCCCTTACTAATATCATAATGGTTAGTCATGATCTTACGCTTAGCCACTAGCAAGTCAGTAATAGGCTTTCCATTAGTAAGGTCATCCCATCCTGTTCCAGCAGCAGCAGTAGTCTCAATATCACTAGGACTTTGTCCTTCTGTCAAGATATCATAAATTTGAGCGTCCACCTGGTTAGCAACCGCATGAACGAGATCACGTACGTTAGTAGCTAGAATATCAATGTCAACGTCTTTAATATCCTCCATGGATATTGTTGGGCTTTCAACAAAGTACTTTTGAACGTAACTAGTCTTTCTAGTCCACTTCTGTTCAGCAACCACTGGAAGTGAGTTGTCAGAAGTATTAAGAATCTGACTTGCTGTAATACCAGTACTATCAGTACTATCAATTAAGCTAACGAAACTAACTCCTTTCTGATACCAGCGAATCTCACGAGCACTAGTCTTGCTAACTTGCACGAAGTTCTTCATAATAAAGACCTTATCAGCAAAGCCTTTAGCTAGCTTATCAATGTTAATTCCTCTAATATCCTGTTGTCCGCTTCCGTCTGCCATATTATTATTATGCTAAATTCATACTAACTGGTTGTAAAAGAAACATGAATGATTCGGTGTCAGCAGCAGTCTCAAGTGCAATACCAACCACACTCTCACTATTAACGTCAGCCACTACAAGCTCGTTAGCAGCACCAGTAGCAGTATCACTAATAAGAGCAAGACCAACAGTAACGCCAGCAAGTCCAGCAAAACCCCTGAAAACCCCACGAAGGTAAACAGGAACTTTAGTACGACCATCACTAGCAACCTTTTCTGCAGCAGCAATACCAATGATCTCATCAGTATCTCCCGTAGTAGTAGCCACAGTCATAGGATCAGTAAGAATCAATAAAGCACCCTTTTCAATACCAACACCATCAGCGCAAGTAAAAGGAATAGCAGGTTCGAGTTCGTGAATAAGTGTCGTTTCCAAAGCCATAATCTATACCATATACAAAGTGTTATTTAAAGTTTTCCTTTTCACACTCTATCATCCGTCCAATAACCTCAAGAAAAGGAAAACTTTAAATAACACT